GAAAGCTCTAATCAAAAGCTCTTGTCCCGGATGCAAGCAATTTTTGATCCATGATAGGAACTCTGGGCAGTCGGCCTTCTTCTGAAAGCTGTACTGAAGCTTGAACCGCAGAAAAAGATCTTTGTGAGCTCCCCCATGAAACTCGAGCGTCTTGCTATCGAGCACTCCATTCGAGAAGGGTATAAGGCCTCTTGACTTACTCCAGACACTTTTCCTTCCTCCATCAGCGGAACGAAGGAGCTTTGCTTTGAGGATCTGGTACACGCTCTGAATCGTCGAGGCCGTGTATTTAGGGAGAACACCCGCGATCACGAAAGAGTCGAGTGCTTTTACGATCCGGCGTTTGATGTGCTGTTCGTCCTGGTGATACCAAAGATCGCCATCGTTGTCGTAGTGATAAAACTGATCCAGGTAGCTGTCATAAATAAAGTCGTCGCCCTGGTTGGTGACGATGATATCTGCAACGTCGTTCTCCGAAAACTGACGATTCTGGCCACCAGCGTTACTTACAAGACTTACGAGCTGCGTGGGGGTTGAGGGGGTATTCATTTGATCTGATGTTGATTGTGATGTTGATGTGATTTTGTCAGCTACAGCAACAGATGGTTTATCTGTTTCTAGGCTGAAAGCGCTGATGTCGAGAACCGAATTGAGTTTGGCTTTCTTGGCTGCAGCAAGAGCCTCCTTCTCGGTATCGGAAGCAAATTTTTGAAAAGCTTTTTGATTTACAAGTTTGACTTTCTTCCAGACTGCAAGACCGCCTAGCTCGGAAGCCAAGGCGATTGCTGGTTGAAGGCCGTCCGCGTCGCGGATGGAGTTCAGGATCCGACCAAATTTGCCATCGAGGTCATGTGGGTACGCATAGATGTTATAGAACGCATCCTGTGCAATTGTCAAGGGTGATACGCGCACAGGGATATCCCGCTCACGTAGCCAGTTGACCCAACCGAGAAGCTCCTTAAAGACTGCAGCCATTGTCGAGCTGCGGTCGTCCACCTCCTCCCCGTCCAGAACGGATCGGACTGTGTTGGAAACGAGTTTGGCTAAATCGATCCCTTCGGGGTCTTCCTTTAGGCTATTTAAAGTTTCTTCTGCATCGCTCTCCTCACCGTTCTCGTCTGGAAGAGTTGCAGCCACCTTAGCGGCCTCCTGGATTTTTTCCTTGGGGATAAATCCTCCGGGACAAGCAAAGACGGCTTCATCGTCTTTGGCCCCATAAAAAAGGTTTGGGATCGTCGTAGCCCGCACATCGGATCCAGGGATTTGGCTGTAGATCTGCTGGGTTAAAAACTTGTATGTCTTAGGGTCGATGATCGCACTCTCCAGACCGAAGACCAAACGGAAGCGAGGCCAGCTTTCCGTGGTCGAAGGTGAGTAGTAACCGACAGTCAAATACTTCTTACAGATATCTAGCTCTAGGGCTTGCTCTACAGTTAGTTCCTGTTTCTGTACTTTATTGCCTTCGCTATCTTTATGGTCGGCTTGGTTGTCGATATCGACGATAATTAGACCTGCCTTGATTACCCCAGTACCCTTCGAATTCCGCTGCCCATTAATTAAATGCCACGCGCAAAGACCATGACTTTTACCTACATGTTCTGCTATTTCTTGCGGTTCTAGTTCCGAGGCGACCCAATTAGCGTTGAACGCAGTGAAGTTTCCCCCAGACGCTATCTTGCCTGTCTCAGGGTGGAGATACTTTGCGACAACCTTGTTTACAGAACAGATGAACTTCATGGTGTGTCGCGGGGTGCCTCCAGTATGCCTGAAATGTCATCAAGCAATCTAAAGAGAAGGTGAAGAAGCCCCTCCTCGACTGCCTTTTCAAGGTTTGGGAATTCTACTTTGAAGCCTTGGCCTCGTAGTACTGCCTAACCACTTGAAACCAATTTTCTTCGTCTCTCTCGACCTCTTCAGGGCCAAAAGTAAAAATCTGTGTGTTGAATTCTTCTATAGCTGTAGTAACGATGATCTGCGTTTTATCTATCTTAATTCCAAGGCAAGCTTCCGCAGCTGCTTTATATGCAGCTAGTTGAAGTTTAGTTTTCTTAGTTTTAAACACACCGGAGATTAGAGCCTTTCTAGTCTTTTCGTCGATTTTTGCGTCTTTGCGGGGGAAGCGGGCGGAGTATGGACCGTTGCTCGTCTTGAAATCAGCCAGAATAATCTCAGCGTTTTGGTTCATGTAGATCAGGTCACAACATCCGGCGTAACCGTATCCAGTCTTGTCGTCGTAATAGTGAATTCTTCCTACACCGTCGTCGCCTACGTAGCTTGACCAGCGTGGTTGGTTGAACGGCTTTTCGGACCAGAGCACTCTTCCGCCGCTAATGAGTTCGTCAAGCAGCTCAGGCATTCCGTTCCAGTACGGACTATATCGTTCCGGAGGAACAACCTTTAACCCTAGTAGGTAGTTTTCCACACTCGAGTGAATCCAAGTTCCTCTTTCGGCGGCCTGATCGGCAGCTCCTGGATTCATCAGGTTCCAATGAGCTAGTTTTTTTCTCGTTTCCTCGGTTTGTGTGGCACTCAGGATTGATGTTACTGAAGGAAGCGGTACAGGAACTCCATTGCAAATGTAGTGCCTTAATCCGTTAACTGTTACGCGTGTATCGGACACAAGATACGTGTCAATTCTTAGTCAGCTTAGAACGAATCTGAGATTTCAGTTTCTTCCTCTTCGTCATCATCGTCTTCATCGTCAATAAAGAACTCTTGCTTCTGATACTGATACTCTCTGTTACGTTGGTCGAGTTCGCTCATAAGACACAGAGCCGCAGAGAAGCCTTCGATTGTTATCTCAGCGCATTCTTCTGGTGATCTCGCTTGACCTTGATAATCCATACACTCTGTTAGCAACTGTTGCCCAACGAGCAGAGCAGTGATCTTATCTAGTTTAGCGTTCTGTTCTGTCTGGAGTTGTACCATCTGCTCCAGAATGGCGTTAAGACGCTTGGTCACTTTCGAAGATTTTTTGGATGCGGCCAGCCTACTTCGAAATCAATAAACGTACTGCACCTAGCTGCTCCAGCCTTCTTGAATACAAACCACGCAGAAGTCACAGAGTCCTTTAATTGTTTACCATCGGCACGAAATGTTGGCCTAGGGGACAGAATCTTCATATTTACTAGAGAAGACTCGTTTAAGAAAGCTTCACGGTTCCGCGTGGGTTCGAGGAAGGTGATCCTATCAAGAAGGATCAGACCTTCTCTCGCAATATCAATACCGTATTCAGTAATCCATGAGGTGTATTGAGGTGTTCCTTGTGTTATTGCGATCACCCAGTCTACTTTGTCTCTTAGTTTCTCCCACCATTCAGGGTCCTGTAGGTTAGCCTCATCGTCGTTGACTAAAACGTCGGTTATCCCTGCTTCTCTAACCTGCTGTGCCAGCTGTCCGTTGAAGTCTGACGGAAGTAGAATTGACCCATCTCCCCATCCGCTCTTAGCTATGGGAGCGAATATAAATTTCGGGACTTGGTAGAACGACATGGAAGCAGATACCGTTTTGGATAAGTTAAAGGCTCACCTCACGCTCGAGCAGAATTTTGCTCATCGAGTGTTTCTAGATAGCGTCAAGCGACTCAGTGAGTCAGAAGCTGATGAGCTCCTTGGTCTCATATACGCAAGCTATCTTATCAGGGGCAAACTACTTGAAAACCTTGTGCTCTACTGCGCTGCAATGGATATTGATCTCCCTTGCTTCGGGGACCTCCTCGATATGGCATAAAAAAGGGCTCTCTGGTGAGAACCCTTAAGGTCGGTTTGGATCGGGTCTCAGATCTCAAGACCCGCTGCTTTTAAAGCAGCCTTTTGTTCTTCGGAAAGTTCTTTACTAGCGCTTTCCTTCTTAGCGGCAGGAGGTTCCTTATCTGCCTTAGCTCCTGGCTCACCCGCAGAAGCGGGAAGAGAAGCCAAAGTAGCAGGGGCGGATCCTTCTAGTCTCTTGGGGTTAGCTTCAACAAAAGCTTCCTTGATTGCCGCGTGGTCCTCTCCCAAAGGAAGCTCGACCAGATTCGCACCGGAGATACTACTACGTAGAGCACCTGATACCAGCTCTCCTCCATCGCTCTCAAGCCAATTTCCAATATCCTCGATAAGCTTCCGCTCTTCATCGCTTTGAGCAGGGCGGTCTTTGAACTCGAGAACGTTGTAATTGATCTTTGCTCCATCGGCTCCAGTTACAGGGTCCCTCTCGTTGAAGGACTTCTGCGTGAACTTGGTTGAAGTGATTACCTCACCAACGTTAATACGGTTGTTGTAGAGCGTTTGGAAGTATGAAATAAAGTTTTTCTGACTCGACTTGCCGCTAATGATGCTTGTACATACACAGCGTGGAGGAAGAAGACGATGAGAAGGTGTGACACCAATGTAACTAATACGAATAAACTCCTCGTGCGAGCGCATACCGAGGTTACCGAAATACGGCGTGAACCCAAGAAGGATGAATTCAATGGGTATACCGTTGTCATTCGAGTCAGTGATGGCCGCTTCAGAGTCAGTATCGGATTTCCAACGGCGCGCTTGAAGATCGATACGGAGCGTGTGCGGCGGAATCTGGCAGAGGATTTCATCAGCCGAGAACTTTCCTGCGATAAATACCATGGTTAATCAGAGCGAAAAGTCGAGAGAACCGAGAGCAGCAGTAGAAACACGTCCTTTTTCAGGATCGGCGGCTTTCTTTGGAGCAGACCGCGTTGAACGGGGCAGATAGAGAATCTTGTCTACGCCGTAATTGAGGAACACACGCTCTTCTTTTTCCGAAGTGCTCACGCGCCCGACAGCAATCGTCGGGGTTCCGGGCGGGAGTTCAGCGAGCTGACCCGAGAGTTCGTTCCAGCAGCTGAGCTTCATCCAGCTGGTTTCTTGTTTTTCGTCTTGCCAAGCAAGCGAACGATTAGTAACGGTGTTGTCCGCGAGTTGGGTTTCCTCAGTTTTCGGACCCAGGCCACCCGTGGCGACAAAAAGGTTGACCGCAAGTAGGTCATCCCAGTTATCTTTGCGCACGATCAGCATAGGTTGCATTTTCAGCACACCGTCTGGATCTGCCTTGGTGGGTCCGATTGCGAAGAAAGTCTCCCCTTCCTGGACTTCGTTCAGGAGTTTTCCCACGTAATGGTCTGCTTTTTGGACCAAGCAGACTTTCGTTGAGATTTTTTTCTCCGTTGCGGGAAGAGACTCCGCTGTCAGTGTGACGGTTCCTTCTTCGAGAAGACCGCCGCCCGATGCGCGGAGACCCAGCACAAAAACGTTCATCTGTTGAGGATTCGGTAGATCGTTGATCTGTGGACTTTGAGTACCTTGGCGATTTCCTTTACGGGCACGCCTTGGCTGCTGAACACTAGCGCCAAATTCACGTCTGCGCTACTTAACTTTGATGCTTTTGTCGCTTTGTATTTATTGTGGTATGGATTTACACACAGTTTATTTCCGCATAAGGGGGACACCACTTCTTCTCGTGTTATGTCTAGGTAGTCCAAGACCACTGGTCTTACGTAGAAGCGATTGTTCATCAGGTATGCTACCGGCACTCCGTTGACCAATCCTTGGTCCCAGAGCTCGCATGTCTTGTGCTCAAACTCGTTGTAAGCCAGTTTCCTGAAGAGTTTGCTGAGGCTTGTTTCCTTCGCTTCTTCATAATGCAGCTCGAATCGATCTGCTTTAAGCGCCCTTGCGATGTCTTTCGCCTGCGCCTGAGCGTGGCCAGCGTCGTTGGCAGTTATAGCCAATACAGTTTTAACTCGTTTAGTTTCTAGTGTTATAGAGTATTGCGTATACATTTCTCTTTCTCCGTGCTTGGCCCGAAGTGTACATAAAAAAAGCTCCGCGTTTGCGGAGCCTTTGCCCTTAGTTTTAATCCTCAGCCTTTGAGGAAAGCTTCGTAGTACTGGCGGAACGGATCCTTTTCGTCGGCAGGGATTCCGGCGCGGTAACCACCTTTATACGCTTGAGTCTTGCCGTAGAAAGGTTCGCCTAATTCGGTAATGCGGTTTGCAACGTTACCGATTGCTTCCAGGTTAGTTTGGATTCCACCAGGACGATAGTAAGCTTTGCCTTCGATGATGCGGCGGCCGAAGTCTGCGGGGTCATAGAACTGCCCCATTTGCTCCGGCGTGGTGTAAAGACCTTCGACGAAGCTTTGATATCCCTGGGTTGCAGAGAGATCTCGTGTGATCGGTTTGATGTCTGTTGCAGTAGTGGCGTAAGGCTCGTAACCCGCCGAGCGAGCAGCGGTGTAGAACCGACTGATGTCTTGGCCGTAGTCGTTGCCGCTTTGGAGGTCTTCGTACAGACCGCTGTAAAGTTTGTTGAAATCTTCCTGACTCTTGATCCCCGTCGCACCGATAGCGCGATGCAGGAGTTGAGTTGCCTTACCAGCCGCCTCTTGCTGACTCAGGTTGCCTGTGTAGTCCTTGCTGTAAGTAACGTTCGAGACGTCGTAAGCAGGTTTCGTGGTGGGCACAGGAGTTGGTTCGGGTGCAGCTTCAGCAACTTGCTGAGGTGCTGGGGTCAGCGTGAACACGCTTTCCCGCGTGGGCATCTTGGGTGCCTTATAGCTGAGAACACCACCACGGCCTTTCTCGAGGACTTTGGATTGGAAGGAAGGCACAAAACCTTCCATAGTTCCAGTGCCTTCGCCTTCGTCATTGAAAAGCTCACCCAGGTCAAAGCCGAACTTTGTCCCCGCCATCTTCATTAGCGAGGAGGGTAACTTGTACCGCGTGGCAGTCATCTGCTTAGAGCTTTCTGTTGATTCTAGTCTACAGAATTTTATGCTTCTTTCTTTTGCATACCGAAGGTTTTAAAGCCTCCGAACACAGGGGCAGCCTTGTACCCGCCTACGAGCCTTGGTTCCCGAGGGCTCGAAAAACCGTAGTAGGAATCTTTGTCCTCTTGGAACTTAGGCGAGGCTAAACCGGGAAACAGCTCTACGAGACGAGAATCACTCTCTTCTTCGCCATCGAGGCTGATATTGAAGATGTCACCTGCGTAACGAGCTGCCATGCTAGTTCCCTGTTTGATCTCAGTTTAAAAGAATTATTTGTTTTCTACAAAGAAACGTTTGAGGTCGAACCCTGGACCAACAACTCCTTTGAGGACTCGCATAGTCATCTTGGCTTCCTCGTGGTCGCTATAGTGCTTTGCTTTTTCTTTATCTGGTGTGTACCTAACTAGCCTCTTGTTTTTCTGGTCGAGACAATCCCTTACGTAAAGGTTCTCACGGGTGATAACCCACACCTCTTGGAATCTCAGGAGGGGCATCGCCTCGGTTTCCGCAAGCGTATACAGCTTTTGCGTATAAGCTACTTTCTTTTCAGTTTTTTCGCTAGTTGTCTTTACAGTTATCGACGATATTTTATTTTCGCTTTTGGTTTTAAGGTTCCTTTGAAGGTTTCTGGCTTTATTCGCCGCCTTGAGTGCGGTGTCAAACTTCTCTAACGTGAAGCATACGTACTCCTCTGTACGCACACAGCCAACGTAGCTTTCATCCACTTTTGCAGTGAATATCTCCTTCTTTTTATCTACAGGGAGACCTATGATCTGCATAATCTGCGTTTTTAAACGGGTTGAGTCTACCTTATTTTCTTTAGTTTCCTGGGTCGAGTAGAAATAACCGAGTTTGCTCGTGCCTCGTGGGGGTCTTGAATCCATCCCACAAGACGTCAACGTAGACCCTTCTACTGCCAACAGAGTTTTTGATCAGAAGGATCTCAATCACTTCGCCTTCTCTTTCGCTCGCTGCTATTGCTGCGAACTTTTGTTTGTATTCCTTACCCCTCATAGGGTTTACCAAGGAGTGTTGAAACTTGTTGATTTCTTTAACGCGGTCTCCCACTTTGAATTTAATTTTCGGTTCGGGTTTTTTCCTCTTGCGCGTTGTTGGCGTCGTCATTTTTCAGCCCAGGTTTTGCCAGTCCCCGCGTCAGCTTTTGAAGGGACGATCTTGAGGATAGTCTCAGCGGCTTCGCGCATGCACCTCTCAAGTACTTCTTTGTAGTAATCCGTTTTACTCTCAAGCACTTCGAGGACGATTTCATCGTGAACACACGCCACGAGGTGCGCCTCTTCGTTTAGATGTTCGTTTAAGTTTGCGAGCGATAGCTTAAGGATGTCCGCACCTGCTCCTTGGATCAGGGTGTTTGCGCATGCCGTCATTGTCGCATCGTCGTAAGACAGAAGACGTCTTCTTCCTAGTGGAGTCCTCACATAGCACCAACCGTCTTCTACTAAAGCTGCTCTTTCTCGGTGCCATTGACGTAAACGAGGGTAGGCGTTGTGAAAGGCAGCGTGGGCAACTTTTGCCTCCCCTATCGAAATCACCTTCCCGGACTGAGCCGCGTACGTTTTGTATTTCCTGTAGCCCATCCCGTACAGAAGCGCAAAATTCAGAGTTTTACCTTCCTGCCGCTGATTCTTCTTAACTTCTTCTAGAGGGACCTTGTAGATAAGGCTCGCCGTAACTGTGTGTAGATCCCGTCCTTTCTGGAAAGCTTCGATCATCTGAGGGATGCCAATCAGTTCCGCACCAAGCCTCAATTCAATCTGAGAGAAGTCGCAAATGATTAGGTTGTAACCCTCGCTCGAAACGAAACACTCTCGGAATTCGTTGTTGCGCGGTATCTGCTGAGCGTTTACAGCAAATTGTGTTTTTACCTGTTTAGCTGTCTGCTTCTTGGCACCGGATGAAGTGAAGCGTCCGCTGTTGGCGCCGTACTGATTATATTGACTGTGAATCCTAAGAGACACAGGATTAATATTTGCAAGTAGTTTCTCGGCATGTTCGAGCCTTGTTTCGATCTTGACCCGTTGTCGGTAGAGATTAAGGATTCGATCGTCGCTGTCGAATTCGGACAGGGCGACTTGATTAAGCGTCGGTTTGCCTGTTCTTCCATCAAGAGGTAACTCAATATCGAGGGCTTGGAAAAGCTTGACGCACTGGACACCAGAGCCAGGGTTGAATTCCTTTCGCTGTTTCTTACCGATTGCCAGCTGTCCATCGATGTTCCTGGGTAGCTTCAGGTCAGGTGGAAGAGCGTCGTCGAGCTCGGTACAGAATTCTATAGTCTTTTTCTGGAGTTCCTCGGAAATAGATTCTTTTAACGTAACTAGCTTATTAACATCAACGTTAAATCCTCTGTGACACATCGATGCCACAGGGCGGATGCACTTGGATTCGAGGGAGTATATGTCGAGAAGAGCCTCCTCTGCCAACTCCTTAAGTTGGTCCGCTGCGATCCTTGGGAGCAGATCGACGTCTTTAGCTGCGTAAGTAATCTGATCCTCGTCCAGATCCATCTTCGACCAGTCAGACACCTGTTGTTCCTTATCCACTTCGAGCTCCAACCGCCTCTCGACTACTGCTTTCAGTGAACAGGAGACATCCGCAAAGTAAGGTTTCTTTGCCTGTGGACTGATCCGCTTCTCTTTAAAACCAGCTCGAAGGCACCTCTCGGCGATAAAGGTGTCGAATATCTTTCCTTTGTAGTCGATGCCGATTTTTAAAAGGAACTGGAAGTCAAAATTCATGTTGTGAGCTACGAGCATTTCGCGACTCTCGATTAGTTCCTTTAACTCCTTAGTGGGTTTCACCTTGAAGCAGTCGATCACATAGACAGTCCGATCCTCATCCTTCTCTTCTGTGGAGCAAAGCTGGAGAAGCCGCAGGTCCGCAATGCGAGCGTCAAGTCCTGTCGTTTCTGTGTCGACGCAAAGCTTTTTGATTTCTTTGAGCTCAGCAAGGGCCTCACTCAGCGCGTCTTGTGTTGTGATGTACTTGACTTTCATAATAAAAAAGGCGCCGCTGAGGGCGCCCCGTGGGTTTCTCTGCGCCGTTAAGCAGCAGCATAAGCGTAACGGTTCCGCACGCGCTGCGACCAGCGGTGACTGATGAACTTGTTGATGTCAGCCCACTGCTCGGAGGCTTTGATTCCGAGTTCGGTCAGCTCAACGTTGTAGACAGTCCGACGGAGGAGCTTGAGGTTACCTTCTTCGCTACCGCTCTTTGATCCAAAATCAGTCGTTTTGGTTGTTTTAATCATTCCCCAGCTCATGAGTAGCGACAGACCTTCGCGAAGAGCCGTGTACACAGGAGAAGTATGGAAACACTCGCTGCGGTCGATACCGGGGCGCTTATCGATGGGCTTGTAGTTGTCGTCGCCATCCTTCATAAAGCCTCGGAAACAAGCGGAGTCAGCGCTTACCTCTCCTTTAAATGCGAGATCATTCACCGTGGACACAGCGATCTGACGAAGGGTTCGCTCTTGGCCTTTGGCGAGGGAAGCGAGGAGCATTGCCGCTCCAAGACTCTTCATACCATTCATCTCATTAAGCTCAGCGATAGCGTCTGAGGCTCGTTCGATGGCTCGCGACGGCTTGATGTCGCTAATACGCTTAATCTCGGCGCTAGCGCGTCGTTTCTTGCTGAGCTCAATGCCCTCGATTGCAAACCGTGCGGCGAGAGTTGCGAGCTCGGGATTCTTCTTCTCCACGCTCAAGGAGAAGAGCTTCTTCGAGTCGACAAGGTTGGGATCGATATGGTTCAGGATATCGATCGTAATCTTGGCGGGACTTTCTGTGGCCGAGAGGAGGGCCTTGGCTTCGCTTTGATTGAGCTTTGTTTTGCCAAGTGTGAAGGCGAACTCGAACTGCATCGAGAGTTTTTGAATGACTTGTCGAAAGTAATGGCGCTACTGAGACATGTCTTGGTTTTTTCGTTTATCTTTAGATTCCTGTCGCTTTCCGTTTGCTTTTTGCCACTCGCCGAGTCGAGTCAGTATCAAGGCATACTGACCCCACTCTGAGATGGAGTCGGTGATCTGCATTGCAATTAACTCGAAATCGAAGGTCGTAAGCTCGATGCTTGTCCTCGCATCCTGCATGGAACTTATTCCGTAGTTTTCGAGCATAAAACTCTTAAACGATATAGAGCACTCTAGAACTTTGCCTTCGTCATCTAGTCTCGTTAGGTTTATTAACTGCTGTTTAGGCAAGAAGACGATGAACGTGTCCTCAAACTTAAAGCTGTTATCAGTCTTGTCTTGATTATTTACTTCCAGATAAGTATCTAATAGTTGATCGCGGAGCCACTCTTCAAGCTCAAATCGAGTCGTATTTCCGCCGTACTTTGTCTCTAAGTTCCGGATTGATCTAGCAAGGTTTATCCGGCTCATTGGGAGTCAACCTCGTATAAATAGGTTCGCCTGCCACGATCTTATTGCAGATCCACCAATTGCCTAGGTCGTCGGCCCAGAAGTCACCAATCTTTGAGAAGTTGTTTGCGGCTTTTCTTGGTAGGTTATAGTAAGCTATAATATCATCTACTTCCTCCAAGTCTTTTTTGTTAAAGAAACTCATGGTCTACCTCAGCGCATTTTGAAACAAGGTTACTGACTCTGGGTTGTCTTGGATGTCTACAAGTTGCACATCGTCACTGAACTGACTGAGAACTCGAGCCTGGACGCCAATGCAGAACGAAGTCCACTGGAGATCCAACTCGTCCTTTAGTGCGTTGAGGCGCCTGATAAACGGGTCGCTTACCTCAGCCTGACCATCTGTAATCATTAAAACGTCAGCCCTGGGATCAATAGCAGAGTTCAGCGCGTGGTCTATTACTGAACTAAACGACGTGCCCCCATGTGTAGTCCAACTCAAAACAAATTTAAGAAGGTCAGCGTTATTTCCCCGAGCAGGGTCGAGGAATATACTTTTCTGAACTTTGGTGTCGAACAGGTGAATGCGTAGCTCACGCTTTTGTTGGACGCATTCCTCTGAGACCACATAAGCGAGAGCTTTGCTCCAAAGTTCTGCCTCTCCGCACATAGAGCCACTCACATCGATATACATAACCACTGGGCCTCTGTCGATGTCTTTTATCTTCGCCTCGTAATCCTTGGTGAGAACTGTTTTCTGGGCATATTTGAGAGCGAAAAGAGCCCGACCCTCCTCTGTGGCAGCCAGAGCGAGCTCGACAGGGAAGGCTTTTGTCACCTCGTCTGAGAACTTCGCACCGACAATGTCGCTGTAGTTGCTCTGTGCACGCTTAGCTCTCTTGCGGTCGTTCCAGGCTCGTCTCAACGCACCAAGTTTGTTAATTAGTTTCTTTAAGCTTGGGTTGCGTTGGAGTTTCTTCGCGAGCTCGCGCTTTTCGTGCAGATCATCACTGTGTTTACCGTTTCCTTGTTGGCTTCCTGCAAGACTGTTGATGGCGTTTTGTGTTTCATTAGAAGTCTTCTCGACAGTGTCGATTGCCCGTGAGATTTCAGGCTGCACCATCTGACGGCTTTTCTCGACAGCCTCTTCGATGGCTTTACCTAGCTCTTTCCCTGCTTCTCTGATTTTTGCAGCGCTCCTGTCATCACCAGATGCCTTCGCTTCGAGGAAAGCTTGGCGGAGCTCCTCCAGCCTCTTGCCCCCTTCAGCGATCAGGTCGATAGGGAGTTGGTGTTGCTCGATCTGAGTCTCTAGAACTTCGCTCAACTCATTCAGGATGTTGACTGCGTTGTTACCTGCGTTGAACTGATTTCCGCAAGAAACGGTCATAAGCCGTGGCCATGCAGGAGCGTTGCAGATCTCCGCAAAGATTGCGACCCAGAAGGCAGATTCTGGTTTGTAACCGGCAGGGAACTCCGGATTTTGTCCGTTCTGCTTGGCTCGGAAGTAGCTCTCAGCTTCATCCATCGAGATGAGAGGTGTCACGGCTCCTCCGTTGTACAAGAAGTCGAACAACTCTTTTCCGAAACGGGAGAGTTGCCTGATGTTGTACTGATCGATCAGATAACTGACAGTTGGGTGCGTGTCACGAATGAAATCTTCCCAAAGGAAGTCACTAAGAGCTGTTACCGCAAGGATCAAGGGCTCGTTTTCCGTAAGTCTCAAATACTCACGTTCTTTCTTGAAATTCATAGTGTGATATCAGAGATGGATTGAGCGATCATTTGCTTGCTCTGTTCGACCATCTGCGAGAGTTTCACTCCGTCGCGGCGAGCGCTAATAGTGATTCGGCAGTCCTTAGCTTCAAGAAGGCTGTCCAGCTTCTCTTCCAGAATCTGTAGATCTGCGTGTTGCTTACGGAGTTTTCCGACGACCCCATTGAGGTCTGAAACACTCTTCGAGTTCGCCCCGTGGATCGCGTGATACTCAGTGAGGATCCCATTGTGCGCCCGTTTCAGGCTAGCGATCATCTTTTCCGCAGTAGGAACTGCTTGATCGAGGACTTCTTTGATCACAGGAATGTCTTCGGTCGTCTGGTATACAATGTGAATCAGTGAGCGGTGTAGATGTTCAGCATAGATCATGTCGTCGCCCTGGACCAAAGCCCAAGCTTTCATAAAGCGAAGAATCTGAACCCGACGTCTGTCGGAGATGGTGATCCCTCTTGATGAGAGCAGATCGAAAACCTGGCTGAACCGATCTAGGAATTCCTCAGAGGCTTCGATGTTCGTTGCTTCTTCCTGAAGTTTGGTCAGATCTGCATAGCTGAGCTTGGATACAACACAGGGACGTTCTTCTATCCCAAGAGCCCAGAAGTCCAATAGTCGTCTTGAGGTTGGCTTTTTAAGTGGTTCAACCGTAGGTCGAAATAAGAATCTGTCGCAGAAAGCTTGCAGCGATTCTTCCGTGGGGAAGCTGTTTGTTGCGGCAACAACTGATTGAATAGGTGTCTGGATAACTTCGCGACCGTTGTTGAAGGTCCTCTCGTTGAGGATCGTCAAAAGGCTATTCAGCACTGCGCTGCTTCCCCTGAAGAGCTCATCTAGAAAAGCGATGTTGGCACTCGGTAAATACCCTTTTACGTCTCTGACGTACTCATCTTTAAGCAGCTTCGAGACCGCCACGGGGCCAAACAACTCTGAAGGATCTGTGGTCGGGGACAGCAAGTACCCAAAGAACTCGGAGCCTTTGAACCCGTTACTAATCTCCCGAACCAGTTCAGACTTACCTGTACCAGGCAAGCCAAAGAGGAAACAGTTTTGTTTGGTTATTACTGAAGCAAGCACTCCGTCAATAACATCCTCTCGCTCGAGAAACTTGGTGTTGAGTGAGGAACGAAAGTTCTGAAGCTTAGTGAAAAGTGCGTCGTTCATTTCTAGAAGTCGCAATCGTTTGTTGTTGAGGGGTTTAGTTGCTGAACTTCAGCGAGAACATCGTCGAGGTTAATGTTTGATGCTCGGATAAGTTCTGTTCGTTGTTCGAACAGCTGCTGCAGGTGCCGAGCACGCTGCTCGTACACATCCTTTTCGGTTTGTATGCCTTCATAGAGTGCATCCAGTTGCTCCTGAGATTCTGCTGCTTGGATCTGACCGAGGAGGTCTCGGTACCTGCCGGACAAGGCTAAGGACCGCTTCAGGGTTTCGAGCCCGTCGGTAGCGTCTCTTTTAGAAACGATGCTTTCGAGCTCCTTACGAATCTCAACTTTGAGTTGGTTGAACTTCTGTTGAGCGCTCGTTCTCGTCTTCGAGTCTCCGGTTTGCATCTCCACCCCGATCTGCATCAATTGATTTGAGAGTTTGGAGAGGTTTTCAAAACCTGGACAGTGCGTGGCGATGAGCTCAAGCTCTTGGGTTGCGATCTCCCAAGATCCCCGCCTCTTGTTACCACCCGTTTGTCTGGCTCCTACTTTGCTGGGGATTCGGACATCAAGGTCATCAAGAAGCTCGGCTGCTTTAAGGCAAGCACGATCCGCTGCTCCATCCCGAGCGGCTTTGAGAACCTCAGTCGTATTGAGTATCGACGCCTCGCGAATTTCTGCGCTTAAAGGGTGGTCGTCAGCTGAGGAAGCCGTCTCGAGGGATACCGGATTTGGTCCAAGAACAAAGACTTTGATTGGGTTCTGGAACTCTTGCTTGGTTGGGAAAAGCGAAAGGTAAGCCTCTTTGGCTAGACGAAGAGCTTCCGCATCTTCGGTGAAGAGTGGCTCGAGGAATCCATCGACCATGGTTGCCCAACGAGCGTACTCTTCGTGCCATAACTCCTGAAGCTGTTCGTTGTAACGAGCTGCGTCGCGCCGAATCTCTTCGATGAGCCGCATCGCGTCTTGGAAATAATCCTCGTGGAGAAAGTGAGTGTCCCCTTGATGGATAGTGCAGTCGTCGTATAGGTGCCGCTGCTGCATACGAAGACGATCTAGGAACTCACGAAGCTTCCCTGAGATAGTCGGTCGTACAGAGACGGATTGCTGCTTCTTTAAAGCGTCGACAGCAGCTTCAGGGAGCCTGAGATCGTCGAACTTAATCTGTGTGCTTTGGCGCACACTAGCACTGATCTCAACTTTGAGGATGAATACGTTGTCACTCATGGTCCTTACTTCAGGCGGTTGAACACGGTCGTGATCTTGTCGGTGATGAGATCGATTGCACCGATCGATTTGAGCTCCTCGGTCAGGTGTTTGCGTTGGAGCTTCAGAAGCTTGAGTTTCTCTTCCATGTCGACGATCTTTTGATCGAGCCGATCGAGCTTGGTGTTCCCTGTAGCAATCCGGTTGATGCGGACAACGATGTGGGTATGGAGGTCTGGGTATTTAAAGAGGGAGTCTTTGCCTTGAAACACACTCAGATCCAGTCCCGAGACATCAGCTTGGATTAGATCGTTAGTCAAATTGGATCGAGATGCCTCGTAGGGGATGCCGAAAGAATCGTTGAGCTGGGTGAGTGCGGTGTCGCACTCGTCGTAGAGCGCAGCCGCGTGGCGACCCTGCTCTACCAGTTTTGCGATGGTGTGCTTAGTCATGTCGGTGTGATGTGAGGTAGTCTGCACCGCGTTTTAGGCTCTGTGCCGCCGCTTCGAGCAAGATAAAGGATCTCGCTCCCCTTGTCAACCCTTGTTCACAGAGTTATCTGTGTTGGTCTCTAAGGGTATTAAACTCAAAAGTTCTATATAAAAACTTTTACTCTACAGAAGAACTTCGACTTTCATTTGCCGCTCTCTTTAGAACTTTTAACTTGTTGCAATCCTTGATACACGGCATTTCGCCGCCGAGGATCACATCAATCCCTTGCATGCAGCGACGCTCGCATCCCCGTTGTATCTCCCGGTTTCGCTGTAGTTGGCCAAGGGGACTTGATCCATCGTGTAGAAGATGATCTGCCCAATCCGCATGCCAGGCCAAAGCGGGAATCGCTCCATACGGCGAGCGTTCTTCAGCTCGAGAGTCAGAACGGAATTGTTGAAGCCGGGGTCGATGAAGCCCGCAAGGAGATGCTCGAGTCCCGCCCTCGCTACCGAAGACTTCAACGCGAACTGCGCTGCCAGGTGCTCAGGGATGTTGAAAGTTTCGAGCGTATGCGCCAGGACAAACTCATCAGGGTTTAGATAGAAAGGTTTCTTTTTAGTGAAGCCGTGGAGACTTAGATCTTTCAACCCACAGCCTTCAGCTTCAATCAGGATCGTTTCACCCAATCGAACATCCAGACTCGCGGGGTTCACTAAGTCCCGATCGAACGGGGTGATCATCCCTGATGTACAGAGAGCAGAGATCTGGAAGTCTGCGAGAACGCCCACTGGCTAGCTGAAGCTGCCTGAGTTTAGAGCCTTTCGAGTATTGAGGAGTACAAAGACTGACCTGCTGGGGTCAATCGCAACAGGTTGATCGAGGCGTTCGTGGGCGACGGAGCTTTATCAATGAGCTTGAGCCCATCTAGACCTTTCTCTGTCTTTGCTGCGAGTAAGAGGCAGTTTCGCGAGACGTTGCTCTTATCAAGCTTTAGCTGTCGGACAAGATCAGCCTGTAGGACTCCGTCCTCACCCGCCTCAGCGACGGCTAAAAAGATCACCAGCGTCTTCGCTGAGATCTCCCTGCCTTCATACGTCGCGAACGGTTTTAGTGCAGTCGAGAGTGACATTTGTGTCGGGTTCGATCAAAAGAAGTTTGTGTTCGAGGTAGTTGATTGTCTCAACAGTGTTGAGTAAATCTCTTTTGTAATCTTCAGAAGCAGAGATGCACTTGAGTTCGTTACGAACACGAAGAGCGTTGAGTGCTCGTCGGATCAGGAGAATCTCTTGTTTAGTGAATCGCACCATCTCCTCACTCATGATGTTCCTCAATGCTAGGTGAGTTGTGCCTTTCCGGTTCTCCGTGATGCGCGTGGGCGAGTGAAGTTAGACCGATTAAAACAATTGACGCGAGCAGGAGATCGATCAAACGTTTCATCATGTCCGGTAGTCGGTTTTAGGGAGAATACGGTACTCATTCTCAGCACCTAAATAGATGAGCAGTTGTTTTACTTCATCTACTTTGCTTTGATGGACTCGTATTGTCTTGAGACGTACATTGACTGCTTTAGAACCGATACCGAGCTCCATTAGTCTCTGCTTGAGTCGTTTGCGGCGCGCTGGTGCTGAGTCGTTTGGGTTTTGGGGCGTGTTCAAGGACGTAGTAGGCAAGGCCGAGACTGAGGATACAGAAGATCACAGGAAGCTTGTTCATGTTCTTAGTTGAAGTGTTGTAATTGTGAGAGCTGAGTCAACAGGTGTGTCACACTATGATTGAACTGTAAGTTTGCTGACGTTGAAGTGTTTAATCCAGGTAACAAGTTTCACTGTTGCATCGACACTCTGTAGACCGATGCATCCGCTTGTTCCTGATTCTCCGTTGAGTTTCCCCCATGAAGGATCGACGTGGAAACCTAAGTCTGATCTTCCGGTGTTAAACAAAGGGGTTATAGGAACCCAGTAGCCACGACCTAACTCAGGATCGCCAAACGGTCCTCGTTCGATACCAGTTCGGTCGATTCTGTATTCGCCGATAGGCAACGGAGCTTTTGTCCCCGCAACATGACGGTTAGCTGTTTGTCGGGACGCTCTGCCCGTCACAGCCTGCAGGCTATCTAGAACAGTGCCGTCCTTGCTGATAAGCTGTAGCGTCCAGACCGGGTCTTTGGTTGATTTGATTGTTTGCGATGATTTTTTAAGGACAAGAAAAGGTGTGCTGGATAGAGGAGGCAGCGGCGGAGGTTGATCTGTGAACTGTATGGATGGCCGTAAGGATCCCGGTTCGATTGGGTAGCCTGGCTCAGGTGTAGCGTCCAAAGGTAACCCACCATCAGGGTAAGTCCGAGCCGGATTGTTCCCCAACTCTAAGGGTTGTTCTGTCGCAAGAAGCATCTCTTGGTGATACTTACTTACCTCGCTTCTCGATTTAAGAAATTGTTTTCCGTGGTGGACACCGAGTGCCAGTGCAGCACCTGTGATTGTGCCTATTAAAGCGTACATTTTAAGTTTCATTAGTTAATCACATGTTGCCTGGGCCTGTTCTTGGTGCTGGAGGTGGTGTGTAAGGTTGAGGTGCGTCGAAGTTTCCAGGGCCTACTCTAGGCGTTGGGGGCGGAGGAGCAACAGCTGGGTTAACTGGCTGAAACACGGGAGCAGGCTCGGCTACCGGCTGAGGTGCTGGTTCTGGTGTTGGTTCTGGTGTTGACTTAGTCTTGGTCTCTTGGGTCTTAGCCGGTCCTCCTCCCTCTAGTTGCTGCAGCCACTCAGCTTTAGACTTTTTCTGAGGGTCCTCATCAAGTTTGCCCTCAGGATCTACTTTGTTTGGGTTAGGAATAAGAGCGTTAACTACTGTCCCGATAACACTTGAAGCTGTAAGGGCAAAGATAAAAGCTACAGTACCGACGATGATGTACTTGATGTTGTGGCGCATCGTGTGTCAGCGGCAAAGATAATCTGAGCGCATCCAACCCACAAGGCCGTTGTATTCAGTTTTGTACCAGCGCATCTTGTCAGCTCCCCACACCCATGTAAGTGCGCGAACGTAGGATTCGTTAGGGATTGAAGCGATGATCGTGGCTCGTGTGCTGGGTTGATTTCTCAGGTTGACGGAGCTGTTGTACTCACGGGTACAGGTCATTGCCCACTGTGCATGAGCCGGTGTGGCGACGCAAAGGGTGGTGAGAGAAGTGAAAAGGAGTGAGGTAAAAAGTTTCATTGTTCGTCAGTAGGGTGCACCAAGCGGGTCATCTTAGGGTTTTAGCGAGCTCGGTCGGACACACAAGCAAGCGAACTTGCCAGGTGTTGACCCGCTCCCCGTCCCTCATAACCTCGATCAGGCCCAAGCCTTCTAGCTTTGTGAGAGCGTTGCTGTAGCCGTGGTTCCTGTTTGAGACTGCTTTACCCACAGTGAAGTAAGAGCCAGATTCTTTCTTATCCTGCATGATCGCTCTGCGCAGGATGTTTCGGTGATTCGTGTTGAGTGTCGGCAGCGACAGTTGCCCTGATGCAGCCATCCGGTAACCCTCCTTGTTTCAGTAGCTCGAAGTCTTCCGGCAGCATAATGCCGAGACCGGGGTCAACCATGCGTTTGCAGACGCTTAAGTCTTCCGGGATCATGTTGTGTCTCAAAGAGAGACACTCGCGCAGATCATCCCAGACCCAAATGGGTAGATCCTCTGCTGAGTCATAGTCGTCGTTGCCGATCGGTCGATAGTGCCAAGCTGTCCGTGTTCCGCTGCTATCAACCTCCACAAGTTCGTAACCGTGCTCATAGAGAATGTGCTCGTTGAACTTGTCGATGAAACTCCAGAAGCTTCGGTCGAAAATCAAAGCGATGACAGGACGATTTTCCTTAGGCAGCGTGGGCTTTTCCAGTAGATACTCTTGTTTATCTGACCAGTTCCCACAGTCAGTGCACTGGCTTGCCGTCCAAGCGAAGTGAAAGACCCGATGCTGAGAACCACAGTGCGGGCAATAGATAAACTTTCCTCTGGTCCTTGAAGCTCTAGTCTTGTTAGTTACTTTGAGCATGATGACCTCAGTAATTGATGAATACTCTTGCGATTCCGTCGATAGGAACACCTAACTTGTAGGCAGCGCCTGCCGATAGATCAATCGAGTTGCAATCGCAGCGATCAGTTATCGGAACTGTGAGTGTTCTGCCCGCGTGGCTTACGTTGACCTTCGTGCCACAAGGTAACCATGGATGAGCTGCTGAGATACCCCAATGCTGATAAGTCTGACCGCAGTAAGTGACTCGATTGTGGTACCACTCGTGATACACAGTTGCTGTTACTGGTCTTGCTGATACTGGTTGGGTGAACATCAGCGAGAGTAGAAGTAGGAGGCGCCTCACTAGAACATCCCCCGCGATTCGATGTGATCTTGAATCATGTCGTCTGTAGGTTCCCAGCCTTCGATGTACTCAAGAGCAGGGAGAATTTCGTCTTCGATCTTCTCAATGATGTCTGCCGGAAGCATCATGTCTTTAAGCAGAATCTGCTTAAACCTGCGGACCGCGTGGTAAGACAGAGAGTAAGCGCTCAGGCTGTAGACGTCGTAGGGAAAAGTTACGGTCATGGTGTTGTTAGTGTAATTGTGTGAGTTGGGCCCAGCGTTAGCTGGCAGTCACATACTTAGCGCCCGTACCGTGAGCTTCTACGAAGATGTCAGCTTTGGCACCGTCGCACAGCTTGCAGGTCGCACAAGTAGCTTGTGAGTTGTCTGCAGTTGCAGGGCATAGCTTACCACTGTATGCGCTGCTGCCCTTAGGGATGACCGCGAACGTCTTCCAGCCGTGCACCGTGGCATCCAGATAGTCAGCCATACCGTCGCAAGATGCTTGAAACACACCCTTGCACCACTGTGCAAACGGTTGACGCCATTGATGTGTGTAGCCAGTGTGTGATGCCGCGTGCTCATTGATGGTGGCGAACAGCGCTGGGGAGATGATCGACGGATCGCCATAGGCACCCCACCGGATACGCTTGCCTTGAATCATCTGAGGCATCAGGTCAGACAGCTTGCCGTAGCTGCCACGTTTGTATGCCTTCCAGATAGCCAGAGGCGCTTGACCTACGTTGACGTAGCAAGAACGGGAGCCATCAGCTTGCTTACGATGCGGACAATCGCCGCAGATCGAGAAGTCTTCACCCGTGGCAATAGCCTCTACAGGGTTAACATCCTCTCGGAGAATCCAGACCTGTAGCATCTTGCCGGTCTTGCGATTACTGGTGTTCATAGTCATGATCACCACGAAAGGTTTGCCATCGATGGGAGACAAACCGCGCTGAAGAACGTAGCCGTTGTAGTTAGTCACGGGAGTTACTTTGTGTGGTTGATTACTTTGGTAACTAAATCATTAGCTGTTTCCTCGTCATACATCTCAGCGATCTCTGCGATTAACTGTTCTCCTTCTACGTGCATCAGCTCGTTAGCTATCTGGAGTGCACAAGATTCCATAAGATCACGTACATCCATGTCGTCAACAATCTTCCATGCGTAAGAGTCACGCAGGAGATCAACTTGTTCTTTGGTAAGTGTCATGATTAAAACTCAATGTGCTGTAGGAATGGATCGAAACTCATTTCCCTGATGTCTTCACAAAGCATCAGATCTTTTGTAGCCCAGTCACCACCAGGATGCTCCGGCGTGGTGTTAATTAACTGGATCAGATCTTGTTCATAAGCACGAACGAGACGACGAACAAATTCTCTAGATAGTTTCATGGTTGGCATGATCAGTGCATGAATGAGTTACGTTGTGAAGCAGTTAGGCATTCATCGCCCCAGTAGTTATCATCAGCAGGCGCATCTTCTTGTTCGAAGGTGTGATACTGCTGCCACCACTTAAGGATGTTGGAGCGGATAAACTTGAGGGCTTTCTCGTAGGTATCAAACGAGCGCCACTGAAACTCATCGT